TTAAAGAATAAATTGTAGTACAACTGTTGCAACAAAAGCAACAGCACATGCAATCCAAAGTGCGCATTTATGCTTTCCGTTTGGGTAAAAGGTACGGATCAATGCAATCAGGAAACCAATAGATGTTACAGTAGAAAAGTTCATTGTAAGCAACATTTTCATTGTAACATTTTCTGCAGTGGCAAGCGATACATTGACATTGATAAGGCTAAAAATGGCAACGAAAATTCCCATAATGGCAAGAACGTTGCCATACATATTTTTTTCTATGTCCTTAACGTTTTCAACTTTCTTTTCGATATCAACCATATCTTTGGATAGGGTTGAAGTATAATCGCCCAGTCCGCGATAGTCAAACTCGGACTGAAAACCTCCAGCATAAGGTTTGTCAACGGGCAAATCTAACTTTACAAAAAGAATAGAAGCAATGCCCTTAGTGCAATCAAGCTTAATAGCTTGTTTTGAGACGTTTGTGATTCGGAAATAAATGTTAGTTTTATGCCCTGGTTGATAAATCGGAGCGGTCAAACTTAGTCCTTGACGAATACGGCTGTTTCGCAAAGAAACATATGCCATTACATCGCTGGGGAGGTCGATTACTTCTTTTGACTTAACAAAAACTGAATCGTTAGGAGCCAGAGAAATATTTGACTTTTCAGCTTCCTGACCTACATAGAAACCAGAAGTAGTCAAGTCGTAGCCAATGGAGAAAAACTGATCGCTCTTAGCATCAGAAATAAGAGGCTTATTTTGTGCTGTGAGTTCCTGATTCAGTGTACGGAGCTCTCTGTCGGTTAATACCATCGTTCAAACTCCTTCTTTCATATGAATTACATTTTATTATAGTCCTACAATACTTAAAAGTAAAGGAAAATGCCTGAAAATAAGGCATAAAAAATAAGCGACGGGCAATCCCTGAAAAGAGGGAAAGCCCGCCGCTTTAATTATGGATTATTTAATTTGCTGGTAACTTGCTGGTCAGTTGGCTTTTCCGATCTGTTTGATAACCTGATCCGCACCGGTAGCCGCAAGACCGGAAACAATGCCCACGGCCAGGGCGGTCAGGGGATCGGCGGCCGGGAAGTCCGGCACGTTGATGTACATGGCGGCAAGGCCCAGTAGGCCGCCAAGGGCGCCGCAGATGGACGGCAGCCATTTGTTAGCCAGCGGGGTCTGCTTGACAGCCGTTGCGGCAAGGTAGCAGATAACGGTGATGCAGGCAACGGATGCGATGCCAAAAGATGCAAAATCCATGATTTTTTCCTCCTATGTATTCGTGTTCAGGCGGTCCTGTTCTCGAGGTCGGTGATGCGGTGGTTTGCCACGCGCATCTGCTCTTCAAGTACGGGGACCCGCTGGGCAAAGTTGTTGTGTGCGCGGACCTCGCGGGTCAGTTCTTCCAGCTTAGTGTCGGTTACTGCCTGTGCGGTGGCCATGCGCTGTTCTGTGCGCCGCTGCCCGGCAAGATTGGTAATAATAACGCCGATAAGGCTCAACCCGCCAGTAATCAGCGCAACAACAATAGCATCCACCAAATCACTCCTCCACATATTCGGCCTTGTACAGCCCTGCATCAATCAGTTGCAGCTCTGCACACTTGCGCATAATGTACCAGGCATCGCCGCTGGATACCGGCCCAACGTCCAGCATCCACTGGTTGCCAGCTGCACAGGTTTCGTGGTACAGGCCCGCCGCGATCAGCCCCAGCCCCTCGCACAGGGCGCGGATGGTCGCGCGGTCTCCGCTGGAGATACGGCCAATGGTAATCCGCTGCTTGTCCAGCTTGTTGGGGGTGGTATCCTCCGGGGTGGGCGCGGTGTGGCCCTGCAGGCCCGCCTGGATCATCAGCTGCTCATAGTCCTTATAGACCCGGTTGCAGTCCAGGCTGGTGCCATAGCCGGGGATGCCCAGGGCGTTGCGGCTGGAATACTGCCAGATGCCATACGGCAGCGGGCAGGTGCAGGCGCTGCCGTACTGGGCCACCCAGATATCATACTTGGACAGGGACTTGTAATCCAAGCGGTGGCGAATAAAATCGCAGGACGCATACAGGATGCCATAATATCCTGCCGCCTCGACCTCGCCCAGGAACGCCTCCACCAGTGCCGTGCGCTGGGCATTGGTCAGGCGCAGGATGCACGGCTCATACTCAATGTCATAGGCCACCGGCAGGCACAGGTGCTTGCCCTTGATCGCGGCCAGGCAGCAGCGGGCCTCCTGCCGGGCTTCCGCCGGGGTGCTGGCATAGCTGTACCAGTACACGCCGTACTGGATGCCCAGGCGGGCACACTCAGCTGCGTTGCGCTCAAACTGGGGGTCAACCTGACTGCTGTAACGGCCATACCCGGCGCGCAGCATGGCGTGGCGGATGCCCTTGTCATACGCCGCCTGCCAGTTGAATTTGCCCTGATGCTTACTTACGTCGATTGCATAATACATGTGCTTCACTTCCTTTGCGTGCTGTACGCTGCTGTAGCTGCCCAATTTTACCGCGCTGCTGGCCGTGCTGAAATCGTTGTCCAGCCAGTTCAGCGGGTTGGTGCGCTGGCCTTTCCAGCGCACTTCAAAATGCGGGTGTGCTCCATAGCAGTTGCCAGTATCGCCGCTGTAGCCGATCAGCTGGCCCTCGTATACCGTCTCCCCCTGGGCCACGCAGAGTTTGCTCAGATGGGCGTACAGCGTCTCCAGCCGGCCACCGCGGTAATCCGCATGGCGCAGCTTGAGCATATTGCCATAGCTGTTGATATCCCCCTGGGTGCGCTTGCCGTTCCAGCGGTAGGCCGTCTCCACTGTGCCGCCCTCTGCGGCGTATACCGGCGTGCCCACCGCCGCGCGGAAATCCAGCGCCCGGTGCAGGCTGCCGTCATTGTAGAGCCAGCCCGCGGTGATAATGTGCTGGGCCAGGGGCCAGTGAAGCAGGACGTCTTCATTTTCCAGTCTCATATCATATACCTCTCGTTACAATCGCGCTGATCGCCGTCAGTCCACTCGGCAGGCCAGTCAGTTTTCCGTTGCTGATGCTTAGACTCAAACTGGTACTGCTTGGGCCGCCGTATATGGCGCCCTTGTGGTACTTGTCGCCCTCAAACGCGACCAGGCTCGTAGTCTGCTGGCCCCAGCCACCGGAACTGGTCATGGTGCCGTAGCCCCAGATCTTGATTGCCCCGTCAGTGCGCTTAAAATTCACGCTGGGGCTGGTGGTCGTGACGGCGTATGCCTCAACGTTGTTATCGCTTTCGGCAGGCTCCGCAGTACCGGTAACTTTTAACCCAGCTGTACTTGTAAATGTTTTGCCTTTTGCAACATCCGCAGCGGTAGCGTCGCCAAAAAGAGTAACATCGGCTCCAAGCTCTATGTAGCTATCGATCCGCATGATTTCGTCGTTGCCAATCCAGGGCATTTTTATGTTGATTAAATCCCTTTTGTCGTCACGTTTCAACGTGACATATTCAGAGCCCCAAGTAAAATAGGTTTTTGTTTTCCCTTTTGCAGTCTCGTACAGATCGCCCGTGATTTTGGCCCCCTGCACATACGCCGTTTTGCCCCTAGCAATATCTTTCGCTGTCGCCGTTGCATCGCTGGTATCCGTGCCGCTTGTGGCGGGGCGAGTGCCAGTGATCTGCATGCCGGTGGCATCGTGCGCAGTTACACCCTCCACCAGATCGCTGGGGGTCACGGTGTCGCCGGTCAGATCAAGGGCGATCTTATCATTGATAACCACCTTGTTTACGGCCATGCTCAGCCCCCAATCGTCAACGTCTGGCCGCCAGCCGCATTATCAACGTATGTGGCCGGGATCGCCTGCACAGTAACTTGAGACAGGCAGTTATACGCTTTGTCGGGCAGCACAACCTGCTGCTCAAAGGTCGGCGTAACGCTCTTGGCCTGCGGCTTCATACCTTCGCTGCCGCTCATAGAGCCTTTCACGCCCAGGACCGTAACACCCTCGCGGATATTTGTGGGCACCAGCTTGGCCTGTTCGGTCGCTGCGATGGTCACCCCGCCTGCGCCATCGTGGAAGCCCATGGGGATGGTGTACTTACCAGAAACGGTGCTGATTTCACCGTTGACTTCGCCGTTGTTGGGCATCGTGCCAGTCATTTTGGCGCCACGCGCGTAGAATGTTTTACCGTTCAAAACCTCCGCCACAGCTGCGGTGGCATCGCTGGTATCCGCGTCTTTCGTGCTGGTACCGGTAATGGGGGCGCCGGACTTGTCGTGCGCCGTGATACCTTTTGCCAGCTTGTCCGGAGTTACGGTATCTGCGGTAAGGTCAAGCTTCGTTTCCTTGCCGATAACCACCTTGTTCACATATTTATTGGGCATTGTAGTACTCCTCTCCTATAATCAGTGTGTAGCCACTGGAATCGTTGGCTACCTCGTACTGAGGTATCTTCTTGATTGTTAGGTCCTGCTGCATTAGTCGCTTTGCGGTGGGCAAAACCTGCGCCGAGAACAACGGCGTGATGTCATACGGCCCGCTGTACTCCGGCGCACCCACCACTGCGGTGCCGGTCACGTCCACCCGCACGGATGCCGCCCCGGCAATGCGCACCGATACGGCGCTCTGTTGGGCTACTCGCACCTGGATCATGCACCATCAACCTCCTGGAACAATGTAGGATTCATTTTTAGCGCCAGAATCTCCGTCTGCGGCTGGTCAGTGCTGTCCCGCAACGTGATGCGGGTGTCCATGTACAGCGTTTCGCCGCCCAGGAATTTGTACGTTTCTTCCCGCGTCCAGGGGATAAGGATGATGTTCTGTCCTTCCTGCCGGGTGCAGTCATCCGGCCAGACGTTGGATTTAATGGCCGGGAAACCATTATAATTTTTTTGTTTAAATACAAATTCTATCCGGCTCACATCATCCAAATCCATCCCGATTTCCACGGGCAGCGCAAATTGCGTTCCCTGTTTCATTCGTTTTTCTCCTGGCTCGGCTGGTTCTCCGCTGCCATTTCCTCCGCCGCCATGTTCTCCCGCACAGCGGCAAGTATGTTTTCGAGGATCAGCTCAGATACCGCATAGGGAATCTGGGCATCATTCAGGGCAGCAATAATCCTGCGTTTGCAATCTTTAATGCGTTTGGTATCGGTCATGGTCTGCACCCCCTTATGTGTCACAGCCGCGCATTTACAGCGTCTTTCAAGGTTTTGATAGCGGCCAGAAGATCCTCATCCAGAGCCACGAAGGAGGCCCTGTTGTTCTGGCTGGTGATGTTGCCGTTGTCGTCCAGTTCCATGTATGTGTAGCTCACGCGTTCGCCTTCGGCGGTCGTAACGACCGCCACGCCAGATAATTTCTTCATGTTAATCTCTCCGATTCCTCCAAAAGAATGTCTGCGGTCTCGTCTGCACCTGTCTCCATAGCCAACAGGTCATCTGCGGCGGTGGTGCTTTCGTCCTGGGCACGGGCGGCGGTGCTGGCGGCCAGATCAATGCCTGCCGGGTCGCCCGCGGGGTAACTGCTGTCACTGCGGTCGGCATAGCTGCCCTCATAGCCGCGCTGGGCGGCCATGCAGAGCCACACAAACTGCTGCCTCGGTGCGCCGTGTACAATGGCGTACTGGCCGCAGTTTTCGGCCCACAGGTGCCCGGTGCCATCGCAATCCGTCAGCAGCCAGGCGGGCTGCCCATATTGGGCGATGGTCTCCGCATAGCGCGGGTCAAGGGCAATCAGGCACCAGCCTTCGGGGCCGCACTGGCCCTCGCCCCAATCGGCAAAGGTTGGCAGCGGCGTCTCAAATGCGGCCATTTTCAGCGCGCCGAAGCTGGTAGGCACCACGCGGGATTTGCTGCCCCAAACGTCCAGGTTGTGCACGTTGAGCTTGCCGCTCACGCCAACGCGAGTCGTGTTAAAATCGGCATCGCTGTCATCGCTACGGTTGTAGGTGATCTGCATCCCAACGTAAGAGGTCGGGTTCAGACCGTCAACCCAGCCATAGCTCATGTACTTGCTGCTTGCGCCAAAATAGGACCGCCCGGCTTCCGAGTACAGCACGCCGGTCAGGCCGATGCTGCCGGTGTTGATGGTTGCGTACCACGCAATATGGCGGTTATCCAAAAATACACGCTCACCGGCCTCGGTGCCCATGCGAATCCATGCGTTGTCCAGGTCGTACACGGTGGTGTAGTTGAGGTTATGCAGCTGCCCGGTCGTAATGTTTCCGCCGTTGATGATTGTCTTGTCCTGGTTCCAGGTACTCAAATCCGAAAATGTCACCACGCCGGATAGGTTGATCTGTGCGCTGGTGATCTCTGTTCCGCCTGCCGTCAGCTTGATGGTGCTGCTGGTTCCGCTTGTGCTGGCCGTCAGCTTAATTTCGCTCACCGTCTGCTTGATCTCGGTTTTGGTTTCGGTGGTAGTCAGGTAATCGCCGCTGCTGGCCGTCCAGGCGGTAGGGGCATTGCCCATCTGCACCATGGGGTGCATGATGGTCAGATCGTTGGTAACGGTGGCGTTATCGTCGGCTGTGCTTACAAACAGACCGTCTGCATAGCCGTCCGCGGTCGCCGTGAACGCCGCCCAGCGCAGCTTCCAGCCGTTGTCCAGTTCAATGTCCTGCTGGGCCTGCTTGAACGCGGAGCCGTAATAGCTTTTTGCGCCGCTGCTGCTCTTGGTCTCGAACTGCAAAAACAGGCTGTCCGTGCCGGAGTTGAGCTTGTACAGTACGCTGGCGCAATAGGTCATGCCCTTGGCAATCACCAGCGTTTTGTCCGCGCCAAAATGGAAGCGGGTGTTCTGCGCCCTATTGGTCACTCGGACGGATTCACCGCTGATCGTGTATGTCCCTTTTTTTCTCAGGTCATTGCCGCCTGCATCCAGGGTCGCATTGTTCCAGTCGTCGGTGCCCACAATAATATTGTTGCCGCCGGTGATCCGCTGCGTTACCGTCTGAGTAATGCTGTCAGCTTTCTGGTCAATCGCGGATACTGATTCTTTAACGGTTTTGAATTCCTTCTTGGTGCTGTCCAGGTCGTTGGAAATGGTTGTGGTGGTTTCTTTCAGGCTGCGGACTTCCGTTTTGATTTCATCCGCCGATTGGGAGATCAGGCTTTTGGCGTTTTCCTCTGTTATGTAGTCCCCGCTGCTAGCTGTCCACGCGGTCGGCGCATTGCCGTATTGCAGCATGGGGTGAAGCAGCGAAAACTTGTTGGTGTAGCTGCCGCCATACCCCGCCCTTATGCTGCCGCAGCCAAGCTCGACCGTGTCCAGAACACCCGTAGCGTCGGGTGTCCATGTGCCATACCGCAGCACCCAGCCGTCTGTCTGCTCAATTTCAAGCTGATTTTCGGTGGTTATGCTGGTATAGTAAGAATTTCCGTTGTCGGCGGCATACGTAAGGCTCAGGCACAACCCGTCGGTGCCGGAAATTGGTTTGTACATGACGGACAGGCACAGGGTAACGCCTTTGGTAATGCGAGCGCCACCGGTATTGAAAATAAAATACCGATTGGAACCTGCGTTTGTTACGGTCGCGCTGCCGGTATCGTTGTACGTGGCCGAACTGCCGCCGATCGCGTTACCTCCCAATTCAGCGTTTTTGAAGCTCTCACTGCCCAGGATCAGGTTGCCGCCGCCGGTGATTTTGGTGTCTTTTTTCACCTCAGAGGAAAGCCCGTCCACCGTTGATTTCAGGTCGGTGTACTTGCCGGTCAGGTCGCTGGCCTTTACTTCCAGGCCGTCCACGCTGGTCTTGATCTCCAGCATCTTGCCGGTCAGGTTCTTGTAGCTCTGGCTGTTCACGGCGCTGGAGCTTTCCCGGCTGGCGCTGCCCACGCTCTCAAAGCTGGCTTTGCCGGAGGAGATTGTGGCGCTCATCAGGTAGGTGTCGAACGCCCGCCCGCGTGCGTCCTTAACGTGCACGATCTGCCCGCAGGCAAGGCCGGAACTGCTGGGCACCGATACCTTGCAGGGGGTGTAGGTCACGTTTTTCAGCACGTTGTACAGGTTCTGGGCAACGGTTTTCAGGTTGGCTTCGGTGCCGGTTGTCAGCAGCAGATTGCCTTGCACTGCATAGGTGTTGGTGGCGGTGGTGCTGTCGGGGTAGATGACCCCCACGTCACTGTCCGACTGCCGAATCTGGACTTTCTCAATGGCCTTGACGGTGTAGTCCTCGTAGCTCAGGCTGTCAGCATAATAGGCGGTGCTGTTGCTGGCACCGTCCGGAGTGATTTTGGCCGTGCTGCGCTTGTCGCTGTAGGTCAAAAATTGCAGCTTGCCGTCTGCATTCATGTGGGCGTAGCAGCCTGCCGCTTCCGCCGCCCAGGAGATAATCTGGCGGCAGGTTAAATCATCCGCATAGAATGCCTGCACGCTGTAGCTGCCATTGATGGGCAGGCTGCTGCTGGCCAGCGTAACCCCCGCCCGCTGGCAGGCCAGCTGAACCAGCTGCCAGATAGTTTTGGGGAACTGTGCCTGATTGGCCCGCAGCCAGCCGGAGAAGTCCGCATCCAGCTTGGACATGGTGTCGTAGGCCGTGACCTTGTAGCTGTTGCGCTTGGTGCGGGTGGGCTTTTCAGCATAGAAAACACCCACCTTGGTGCGGCTCCCGGCATCGTCCTGCCGGTAGTAGGTCAGGGCATCCCCGGCAGTGATCTGTAAACTGCCGCCCGGGTCCGCCCAGATTTCGGCTTCGATGTAGTCCGAGAACGCAGAGCCGATGGTGAACTCCTGCCCGGCGTTCACCGCAGTGTGCAGGGTAAGAGCTTTAAGGGTGCTGCCAGCCTCTCCGCCTTTCAGCTCAGTGCCGTTTGGCAGCAGCAAAACGGAGTAGTACATGCTTCACCTCCGGTCAGCATTCGATAATGTTAAACTTCAAATTCTTCCACTGTTTCGTCTTGGCATTGTGCCAGGCGATGCCGTATTTGCTGCAGTAGCAGGTGGTGGTTTCGGTCTCGGTGGAAGAGCCGGCTTTGGGATGGGTGAACTGAAACGTTGCCTTGCCTGCAAACAGCCCGATGATGTACTTGTATTCGTCGTCCGTCAGGCAGCTGTAGGCGATGGGCCAGGTGGAAACCTTTTCCCGCACCACTTCCCGGTGCATGTACCCGGCTTCGTCGCGGCCGGAATCGCTGGAATCCAGGTCGGAATAGCTCGGTTCAATGTCGCAGTCCGGTGCGTACAGGGATTTGCCATCAATCTGGAACAGATTGGTTAAGGTCACGTTACACACCTCCTGTGGCAATGGCCTGTTTGCGCTGCCAGCGCTGCACGGCGCGGCCTACGTCCTCGTCGGTCAGCTCAATGCCGTACACGGCGGAGAGGATCTCCCGCAGCACGGAAACCACGGCTTCAAAGCCAGCCATTTGGCCCGCCTGCAGGTCCTCCATGACCTCGGCCACAGCCTGCTTGATGGTATCCAGCGGAGCTTCCACGTTGGTGCCGTGGTTCTGATCGCCCAGCACCGCCAAAAACTCCCGATTCGCCGGGATGACCGCGCCCTGCGCCAGGTAGGGAATTTGCGGGGCGGTCAGGGTGCTGATATGAAACCCGACATGCCCGCCGCCGAATATGTCCGGCAGGTCGAACGAAAGGCCGTTCAGCGCGTTAATGACCGCATTGATGCCGGTGACAACGGCGGAGATCATCCGATTGATGAAGCCGATGATGCCATTGACGGCGGTTTTGATGGCGTTCGTCATCTTATCCCAGACGGTGTTGACCGTGTTGCCGATGGCCTGCCAGGCAGCATCCCAGTTGCCGCGGAACACGGCGCTTAAAAAGTCCGCCAGCCCGCGCAGCACAACAACGGCCAGATCGATGGCATCCGCAATAGCCCCAACGGCCACGCCAACAACGTCCGCAATGGCGTTGAATACCTCAGCAAACGCGGGGCCGAATGTGGCGATGATCCACTTGGCCACCGGGGCCAGTAGGTTGTTCCACAGGTCCAGCAGGCAGTTGGCAACGCTTGCTACCAGCAAAAGAATGTCATCCCACAGGGGCTTGAGATGGGAGGACCACAACTGCTGCAGAACGCTGATCAGGTTCTGCAGGATTGGCTTGACAATGGTTTCCCACAGGAGGGTGGCCAGATCCTCCAGATTCTGGAACGCAAGGATCACACCGTCCATAAGGGGCTGCCCGTAAGTATCCCAGGCGGTTTTGATGCCGCTCATCAGGTCTTGCCAGATCTGCAAAAGCAGGTCAAGCGCAGGGATCAGCACACCATTGATGGCGTCCGTGCCAATTCCGCATGCCCAGGTGAACAGGTCGGCCAGGACATAAATGGCAGTGGAAGCAACACCGCCCACAATGGGGGCAAACGCTTCCGAAAACGCATTGATCACACCAGGGGCAAACGTGCCGCTCAGATAGGTGAGCAGTGGGGAAAGCCCCTCGTTCCAAAAAGCAAGCGCTGCCTGTTGAACCTCCGGCCAGACGGCGCTGGCCGCGTTCCGTATCTGTTCCCATGCGGCGCTCCATGCGGCAACGCTGGGGGCCAGCAGCGTCTGGAAGGTGCTCCAAAAGTTCTTCAGCTTGTCCGTGATCCCGCCCAGAGGGCTGGCAATATGATCAAAATTATAGTTTGCTCCGCCGCTGCTCCCTGTCTTGGCATCCAGCCGCTCGATCTCATCAAACCCGGCCAGGCTGCGCTTGGCCTTGTCGGCCTGCTTGGAGGTGGATCCGGCGGCGCTGCCAACGGCATTGATCCCCTTGGCGGTCTGCTTCATGCTGGAGATGCTTTTCCCGGTCAGGAGAGAAAGCAGACGAAGAAAGCCGTTGATCAGAGAGGTGAGAAGGTTCAGCAACCCGATAATCGCAGGGGAAAGCGCGGAAGCCAGCCCTGCGGCAGCAGTGGCTGCGGCACCCTTTAACTTGCCAAGCGCGGTGCTTACCCCGTTTGTTTTGGCAATCGTGGTTCCCATCACGTTTACCACGGAGCGCAGGGCGGAGGAGATCAGGTTAAATACCAGTGCCCCCGACACAATACCTGCAAGTCTACGGCCAAGCTGCCCCACAGCCTTGGAGGTCCGCGCAACGGCAGTCGCGGCAATCTGGGCTTTCCCCGCCATCGTTGTGGATTTGCCTGCGGTGGCTGTGGATTTACCCGACGCAGCCATAGCCATGGCCGCCTGCTCCCGCACGGCACGCTGCTCGGCAGCCTGGGCGGCCTTATTCTGTGCGGTAACGGACTTTTGCGTCTCCGCCACAATGAGCTCCGCGTGCTGCGTGGCGGTTTCATCCAAGGAACCATAGGCTTTGTTCTGGCGCTCTTCAATTTTGGCAAAGGACTTTTCAATGTCCGCCTCCTGTTTATTGAAGTACGCCTGCATGGAATCCTCGCCGTTCAGGTACTGTGCCAGGCTGCTTTGGCGGGTTACCGCCTGCTCTTCGGTCGCCAGCTGTGCGGCAAGTGCCGCGTGCTGCTTTTGCAGGTCGGAAAGAACGCTTTCCTGCTCGGTATACTTTGCCGTCAGGCCGGGAATGGACTGCTGCAGCTTGTCCAGCGCACCCTGAAGCTCCGACGCTTTGGCCGCGTCGCTGGCAAAATGCTGGCCCACAAACTCCTGTGCTTTCAGGTTTGCTGTCTCCGGGGTGAGCAATGGATTCCGCTGCTTCTCGATCTCGGCCCGGCGCTGCACAAAGCTGCGCAGCTGCTTATTCACGCTTTCCAGCTCTGCTGCCGTGGATTCCGCCTTGCTCTGGGCATCGGAAAGCTCTTTCCCAAGCGCCAGATGCTTGCTGTTTGCGGTATTGATCTGCCTGTCCAGCGCAGCAACCTGCTGGGCGGTGCTCTTGGCCTTGGCCTGCAGCTCTTTCAGCTCGGCATAGGCGCCTTTATTGTTGATTCTGGTATCCAGAATGATCGACCCATCAGCCAAAAATTACACCCCCAGACTTTTGAAAAATTCTTCTTCCGCGCTGGTTAGCTTGTGTTTGGGCAGGGTGACCAGATCGGGATTGCTGCGCACAAATTCCTGCTCGGCTTTGTCCAGCTTTTTGCCGTGCAGGCGCTTATTGCGGATGGAGACGACCTGCGCAAACTGGCCGTCCCCGATGCAGCCAAATGCCCCGATGAACTCCCACCAGTGCAGGTAGGCGCAGCGGCGGCAGCTGTAGCCCAAAACTTTGTCCACTGCCGGTGCCATGATGGCGGCGTCGGTGTCCCAGTCCACAAGGGCGGGCTTTGGCACGGCGGCTTCCACCGGCTTGCCGCAGTTGATAAACACCATGGCCGCCTGGGCTGCTGCACTCAGGTCCGGCAGGCGCTTCCAATCCGGGTACAGGATCTCCAGGCAGGCAAGGGTCTGTTCCTGCGGGCTCAGCTCCGGGTCACGCAGGGCGGAGATGGCATCCAGCACGGCGCGGTAGTCGCTGCGGATGGCAAACTCCTGCCCGCATACCGTCACGCTGGTGGGCAGCTTCCAGCCGCTCACTGCTGCTCCGGGGCCAGCCCGGCGGTGCTGCCCTGGTAGGCGTCCGCGTGCCTGGCAATGCGGGCCGCGCTGGCCTTGGCGGCGGCTTCCACCGCCTGGGTCAGCATCGGGGTGACGGCATCCAACACGGCTTCGGCCACCAGGCTGCCGTCCTCGCAGAAAGCCAGGCTGGATACCCCGGCAAAGAATACATCCGATACCGGCGTGCCGAAGATGTAATCAAACCAGTGGCGCACCTGCCTGTCCCACTCCACCAGATCCTCGGGGCCGGTCACGGGCGCGGCCGTAATTTCGGCAATCTTGGCGCGGGCTTCCTCCATGCGGCCGGCCAGGCCGATGTCAGAGGGGTTGAAGCGGATGGTGCCGATCAGGGTGCCGTCCGCATCCTTGACGTCATAGCTTTTTAAGCCGCGGTCAATGTTCAGCTCCATTGTTTATTCCTCCGTGAAGGTGGGCACGCCGGCCGCAATGGTGCAGGTGCCCAGCGTTTTGTTGTTGGACAGGTGTACGTTCATCGGCATGCCGACGTAATCGGAGCCGCCCAGGCTCTGGGGCACGATGGTGCAGCCGGTGTGCTTTTCCGCCGTGAAGGAGCCGGAAGCAGCCCCCAGGAAGCAGTGGACGTGCAGCACATCGAACATGCTCAGCTCGCTTACGGCGTTGCGGCGCTCAATGTCCAGCAGCTTGGCGCTCAGCTTCTGGCCGCCGCGGATGGTGCAGGGGTCCAGGTCAAGCTCCGGCTTTGCGGCGCTCACGTTCACGTCCGTAATGCCAAGGATGTCGGTCACGGTGTCGGTGTCGTGGTTGTATTCCACGCTTGCGTCCTCAACGCCGCGGCCCAGCAGTTCCCAGGTCTCAGTACCGGAACCGCCGACGTCCACAAAGATCATGTCCAGTTTGCGGTCAGCTTTTTGGCCGGCGGTCAGGTTGATAGCAGCTTCTGCCATGGTTATTCCTCCTCAAGATAGAGTTTGATTTGTAATTGATAGCGGGCCGCGTTGGCATCGGCCCCGGTGGGCACACCGGCGTTGGATGCCGTGATTTTGGTTACGCGGTACCCGCTGACAGCGGGGTAGTTGTGGGTGCGCTCCTGCCCGCGGATCCAGGCGGAGAGCGCGGCGAAAAAATCAGCAGCGTCCAGGTTGGGCTTCAGCTCCCGCCCAAATGGCAGCTGTGCCACAAAGGTCAGGTTGTATTCGGCCAGGTCATACCCCAGCACGTCGGTGCGGTGGCTCTCGCTGGCCGTGCGCAGGGTGTATTCGGTCGGCTCTGCGCCCAGGTAGTTGGCGTTGAACAGGTCCTGCCTGTTGATCAGGGGGCACTGTGCGCGCATCCAGGCGCGGGTGGCATCCAGTACGTTCATTTTCCGGGTCTCCCTCCTGCCAGGGCGGCGGCTTCGCGGATGACGTCATCCTTGTGCTCGGCCATGGCCCGCTCAAACCAATAGGCACCGCGATCCGGCGCGCCGTTGTAGGTCAGCGGGCGGCCGGTGGGGTACTTGTGGGGCGGGCTGAAAAAGCCTGCCAGCTCGCCGCCCTCAAAAATGGGAATGTTGGGGCCGTACACCTCGCCGTAGTACAGGTAGCGCGCATAGGGCGTGGCGTACACGATCATGCCGTCCCCGATGGCGCTTGCCGTGATGGCGCTGTGCTTGAGGGTGCCGGTTCGGAATGGCACCTTGGGGTCACAATAGCGGATCACCGCTTCGTCCACCGCCTTCTGCACCCTCCCGCCCGGTGTCAGCCCCCGTTTTTCCAGGGCATCCGAAAGGGCGGAAAGGTCAAGGCGGGCATCATATTTCAGTCCCATCAGCTTGCCTCCACATACCAGTGCGGCGCGGGGTGGCCGCGGTTGTCGTGGACGGCCAGCACGGTGGCGGTCACGGTGCCGCAGGTGATCTTGTCGCCGGGGGCAATGTCCAGCCCAGCGGGGGCGGCGCTTTCCGGGATGCGGCATTTGTACACCCGCGCCGCGTGCAGGCCGGTGGAATCCACCGCGGTCTTTGCCTGCCCGTACCAGCTCACGCCGGTCAGGGTGGTTTCTTCTTTCACGTCCCGGTCGGCATCGCCGTCATAGTGCAGGTGGGTCAGGGTCACGGTCTGGTCACAGCCGTACAAGGGCCGCACCTCCCATCCCGGCCCGCATAGCGCAGCGGATGGCTGCGCGGCAGGTAAATATCCGCGGCCGCCTGCATGTCTGCCGTGTACTGTGCGGTCAGGGCGGCCGTGTTCAGCGTTTCGCTGTAGCCGTCTGTGTTAAAGGCTGCCAGGCCGGGGCGGCTGCGCTCATCGGCCTTGGCGGCCTGGTAGCGGGCGGCAACATCCGCCAGCGCGCACGCCGCCAGCTTTACGGCATCATCCACCGGCGCCCCGCACTTCAGGCGGCCAAAGGTGATGCTGTCCAGATAAGCGCAGGCTTCCCGCACGGCGGGCATCCACTGCCCCTGGGTGGTGATCAGGGTGCCGCAGTAGGTGCCCTGATAGTCGGTAAAATCAGCATACATGGCAGCCCCCTTACTTGGATGCAGGCAGGGTGACGGCAACCGGTACGGCGGCAGCGGCAACCGTTACGGTGCCGGTCTGCGGGCGGTAACCGTCTGCCTTGACGCTGTAGGGATATTCACCGGCGCGCAGGTGGAACACTGCGGTGCCGTCAGTGCCGGTCACACGGATGGCACCGTTCACATTGACAGCTGCACCGGCAATGGCGTTGGGGGAGCTTTCGGCATTATCCTTGACGGTAAAGGTCACAGTCTGGTCGGTGTAGGCGGTCGCGGCGTCAATGTAGGCAAAGGGCACGTTGACGCGGTTCTCGTTCATGCGGGTGGCGGGGTTCGGCATGGCCCAGCCCATGCGGAAGGTAACGCGCAGGGCAATCATGTCCTGCTGGGCCAGGTTGAAGATGATGGCCTTGTTGCTGGGGTCCTGGATCACGGCCTGGTCCAGGATCTTGACGTCCACATCCTGGCGGATGGCGTACACCAGCTGCTTAAAGTTGCCGGCCACCATGCGGGCAACGCTGGTATCAAAGCTGCCGTTCTCCGGGAAGTAGATCGGCGCGCCGTCCAGGGCATAGGGAGTGGTGCCCTGCATATCGCTCTTGTACAGGGGGGTGCCGTTGGTGTCCTTGATGCCGCGCAGGGACGCTTTAGCACCCATGGCAGCCACAACGCCGTCCACGGTGTAGCCTGCATCCTCCACCTTGGCAAACAGTCCGTTTTCGCCCAGCAGGGAATCATAGCTGATGCTGCCGGAAACGTTGTTGCCGGCCTGGCGGGCAACAGTGATAATGTCGTTCTGCCACTCTGCCGGGCGGTTGATGCCGAACAGAACGGCCTGGTCCACTCGCAGGCCGATGGCTTCGTTGACACGCGGGGTCACCTCGCCAAGGATATCAAATTCAGCGTCAGCCAGAACAGCTTCGGGGATGGGGACGATGACTGCCAGCTCACCGGCGGTCAGGTAGACGTTTTCCCACGCCTGGCGGGAAGTCTGCTTATAGCCGGTATCACCGTTGACCCAGTAGGCCAGCGGCAGCATGGAAAGCACCGGAATGCGGGTCTGCTTGCTGGTCATGTTGGGCAGCTTGCGGCCCAGCTGCATCACAACGCTCTGCTTGGGGGCATCCTGAAAAATGGTGCTGACAACCTGCTCACGAATCAGGGCTTCAGCGCGGGAACGATCAATAACATTGGGCATGGGTTATTCTCCTTTCATTTGCCAAACGCGGCACGGATCGCTGCGTTTGCTTCTTCGCGGCTGGTGGCGGCTGCCGGGGTGCCGGTAGCGCTTGCCACAATGCGCGCGGGCTTGGTATCGGCGGCAAACGCGCCGGGGTCATTTTCGCGGTAGGTCTTTACAAAGTCGTCAAAGCCCAGCAGGCTGTCCCCCTGCAGGGGCAGGTTCTTGGCGGACAGGTCGGCCATAAATGCCTTTTTGGCGCTGGCGCTGGTAAAGTGCAGCCCGGCAGCTGCATTCTGGGCGGCATAGCCTGCCTGCAGCTCGGCTACTTTTGCGTCCGCCGCTTTCTGAGCATCGGTGGCTTTCTGCTGCCAGTCGGGGTCATAGCCTTTCAGCTTGGTGTTGGCTTCGTCAAGCTGGGTGCGGATGGCATCACGCTCGGCTTTGGCCGTCTCAGCGGCCTGCTTTTCGCGGTTCACGTCCGCGCCGTTCATGGCGAACACACGCTGCACCTGCTCATCATTCAGGCCAAGGGCTTTGAGATCTTCGGTTTTCATGGGTGTTACCTCCTGTGTAGGGTGTCAGATAGGCGTTTTAAGGTGGTCGCCGTCACCGTCTGTGCGGCTGTTTCAGCCCTGCCGCAGCCGGGCAAAAGGGGATAAAAAGTGCCCGCTTGCCCCTCATGCAGGGCAGGCAGGCATAAAAATACCACGGTGCAGAATTTGCATCGTGGCTTCAATAATTTGTTGGCGCGGCCTTTACGGCACAATTTCAATGGCGGGCAAAACGTCCGTGTAAAAACATAGCCGGTACTGGCGCGGGCAGATGTAATTCACCTTGAACTGTTCCGGGCTGGTCACTGCGGTCAGCATGGCCAGCATCAAAACAAGCAGCTTCTTCATTGTATCCTCCTAAAAATGGGCATGAAAAAACCACGGTGCAGGTGCATCGTGGTTGAATGTTTAGGGGTTATTCAGGCAGTTCACCCAGTTTTTTCAGAATGTCGTAATATCCGCGCGCAGCCAGCTGAGAAGGTGGGGTGTTTCCGTCAAGCACAATATAACCTTCAGGCTCATCATACTGCGGGTCAATCGGGTGCTCTTTGAGATAGTTTTTCATATACTCAATCTTTTCCGGCGTAATAATGCACGCCATATTGCTGCACCTCCTCAAAAAATGCGTTCATGAGATTCCAAACTTGCTCATTAGTTTTTGCTTTGTCTGCGGCATCACTCAATTCTGACGCGGCCAACTGAAGAGCTATTTCATTGGTATTTGCAGTACGCTCGATTGCAAAAATGTTTCCGTCATTGCCCACCGCAGTAAGCAGCTTGAGTGATGTATGTTTAGCAAAGGCGCGTAAATCATCAGGTGAAAATGTCAGCCCGCTGGGGTGCGAGTGCATTACAATGCAGTCAACATTTGGAACCTTGATCTTTACAGGCGTTCCCGGTTCAGAACTTTCCTTGTAACCGCCCAGCGGCTGCATATCCAGCCCATAGCAGCGGGCCTTTTCTATCCCAAGCGGAACCTTTCGGGCTTCCAGCAGCAGCTTCTTGTGCGCGTTGGCAAGGGCGCGGCTGCCCGCAGCGTCCAGCGTCTCACAGGCAAACGGCTGAATACGCTGAATGCTCTGGATGGTAATCTCCTTGTACCCCAGGCTGATTTCTTTCAGTGTAGCATTGTTTTGTACGGATTGCAAGGCGCTTGCCGCCTCATCCGCCTGTTTCGCCTCCCTTTGCCCAAAGCCCGGCACCTCCGCCCTTGCGCCGTCCAGCCGCTCCCCGGTTTCCTCAAGGAACGCACTCAGCTGCTGCCGGGCGGCTTTCAGCTTGGCGGCGCTTTGGCTGGCATCCACCCCGGCGGCGGTCTCGGCCAGGTAACGGCGCTTGTACCGGCGTACCTTGCGTTCCAGTGCCCGCTGCATCTGGGTGATCTCGTACTTGGTGTACAGCCCGCCGCCATAGGGAATATTGCGGGCGTCCAGTTCGGCCAGGCGTTCATCCGTGTAGTTGCGCACGGAGATGCCGGGATAGAACGGGTAAAAGTTGTGGCGGCAGTTCCAGCCGCACAGGCCGGGGCCGGTGCCGTAACCAGTGGCGGTTTCAAAATCCTCGTACCGCTCGCCGTCCTGCACCACAGCGCCCCCGCGATGGTAGACCCGGCCCTGCCACACCGCATGGGTGGGGCGGGCACCCTCGTGGGCGGTCACCTCCACAAACTCGCAGCCCATCTCTTCCGTGCGTTTCAGTTGCAATTTCGCACAAGTCTGGTTCACGCCGGTCAGCACCGCCCGGCGGGCGGCCACTTCCAGCGTGTCAGTGTGGCCGCTGGGGTAGGTGATGTACGGCATGGTGTCCGCCAGATCATCCACCGTGCGGCGGATGGCGGTGTTGTAATCCATGGCCCCAGTGCTGACCAGCCCCCACGCGCGGGAAAGCCGGTCCTCAAACGCGCCGGTCACCGTGTTGGCGGTGGTGGCCGTCAGGTTCTGCCAGGTGCCGTAGGTCTGGCGGTACCCGGCGTTCAGCAGGTTCAGCAGGGCAGGGGACTGGTTGACCGGCGGCGGGTCCAGCCCGGCCGCAGCGTAAACGGCATCGTCCGCAGCTAGGGTCTGTGCCCCGGCGGTTTCCAGCAGCCGCTTGATCTCCGCCCGGCTTTTGCCGGTGTACTTCGCCAGCGTGGCAACGGTGTTGCTGCGCACCGCGCGGGTTTCGGCCAGCCGCCATGCCTGCCATATGGCCGTTGGGGTCAGCGGGTCCAGCTCGCCCAGGCTTTTCATGCGCCGGGCAATGTCCTGCAAAATGTCATCTTCCACCTGCTGCCACAGCTGCACAAAACGGCGGGGCAGGGCTTCCAGCTGGTCAGGGGTCAGCATGGGGCATCACCTCACGGGGCAAAGGTCAGGGTTTCATCGGCGTTGTTCTCGGCGCTGGTTTCAGCCGCGATCTGGGCGGCTTCCTCCTGGCTGTAGCCCTCAAACTCGGTCAGGTAGCGCTGCATGGGGAACTTGCCTGCCTGCACATACTGCCAGAACAGCTGCTTGCGCTCGCTGGGGTCATTTACAATGCTGTCGTCCCAGTTGTACACGGCGGCGTAGCTGCCTGCGGGGGCCAGCTGGTACAGGTCGGCATAGGCGTTCATTGCGTACAGCAGGTCATCCAGCGCCACCTGCAGCGCGTGCTGAATGCTTTTTACGGTGGAATAGCTGCGCTGCTTGCTTGCCATGATCTCGGTGGCGGTCTTGTCCACGTTCTGGGGGTCGCTCAGGGTGCCATAGGCAAGGCCGCACTGGAACTCAATGCGTTTCAAGATTCCGTCCAGCCCGCGCAGATAGGCTTCATCCCGCAGGGCGGGTGCAAACACGTTGAACAGCGTGCGGTCCGCCACGTTGCCGGTCATGCAGCCGCGGTACAGCCGCCCGCTGCGCTGGTCCATCTGGAACCCACCGTCCCCGGTGGGGCGCAGGGCCGCAGCGTCCACATCAATGGCAAGCTGGCCGCCCTCGTACTCCCACAGCAGGCGGCCAAACTGTTCGTCTGCATCGCGGATGGTATCCACGGCGGGGGCGTAAACGCTGGCCCCCAGCGGGCTGTGCCGGTCATTGCGGTTGGCAAGGGGAATGCGGAAGTAGGCGAACAGCGGCTGCTCCACCTCAATGCGCACCTCCGGCGTAATGTCGGCCCACTCCGGAACATCGGCCAGCGGGATCTCGTGCCCCAGGCTGGCCGTGCTGGAACTGGCAAACGCCTTGTTCTGGATGGTCTGCACCCCGGCGGCGTATTCGTGCCGCTCAAGGCGGGTGTAGATCGTGTTTTTGCGTTTGAGCTGTTCGGAGAAGATCGCCCCGGTCAGGCGGCCGGTGGTGTCAAAGGTGGTGGGGAAAAAGCAGTCCCCCTGCACCACATCCACCAGCAGCCGGTCACCGGAAACATAGGGCTTAAACACTGCCCCGCCCAGCGCGCAGGCAATCTCGGTGTAGTTGGGCAGCTTGTCCAGAAACGGGGCCAGCTGCTCTGCCAGATAGTCCGCCCGCGAAGAGCCGGACAGGCTGACTTCCAGCTCCATGGTAACCAGCCGGGCAAATTCCCGCGCCACGCTGGCTGCGATATGCAGGCTGTGCAGGTCGTTTTTGGCCGTGCACCAGGGGCCGCCCGTCTCGTACATCTGGGCCCACAGGGCAAGGGCGTTTTCCATCTGGCCGGACAGGATAATGTCGTTTGCGCCGGGGGCATCGCCGAACAGCGTGCCGATCTGGGCGCGCAGCCAGCGCAAAAGCTTTTGGAACATCTTCACTTCCTCCAATCCGCCCAGCGGTATTCGCGGGCCAGCACGGTATAACAAAAATAACGGATGTCGTCCATGGCGTGGTCGTTCTCCTTGATGACGGCATCCTGCGGGGCCTTGTCGTCCCAGCAGTAGGTTTTGAACTCCCGCAGGGCATCTGTGCAGCTTTCGTGGATCTGCACCCGCCCGGCTTGCAGCAAGCTGGCCGTGACCCGGATGCCGTCCAGCACATCGTTGGCGGCAGCCCGCACCATGTACCGCCCATGGCGGCGAATGGTCTCAATAAAGGACGCGGCGGAGGGGTCCACCACCACTTCCTGCACATAGTAACCGCGGGTCAGCTCTTCCAGCGCGGCGTAATGTTCTTCATCGGTGCGCTGGTGCTGGACCTCGCGGGAGTTGTAGTAACTTTCCTTGATGCGCACTGCCCGGTTGGCCTGCACGCACCACAGCCCCATGCTGCACGGGTTGTGGGTGCCGTAGTCGATCGAGACAAAAAAGCGGCCATCCATCCCGGCGGTCGGCCCGCGCAGCAGGTAGGCATCCGGGTTGGCCGCCACAAAGGGGTAAACCAGACCTTCGGCCACCACCCAGCGCCCGCGGATGTACCGCTCATAAAACACGCCGGTGTACTGCGCCCGGTACCGCGCCTTGATCGGCTCGGACAAGCTCAGGTTGTCATCCATCGTAAAGTGCAGGTACAGCAGGTTCTTGGCGCGGGCCTGCAAAATCCAGCTTTTGTAGAACCAGTGCTCCGGCCCCTCCGGGTTGCAGTTGAACCAGAATTTGGAGCCGTCCACAGAGCAGCGGGCAGTGGCCTGGTTCACAAAGCTTTCCGGCATCAGGGCAACTTCGTCAAACAGCGCGCCTGCCAGCGTAATGCCCTGGATCAGGTCCTGGCTGCCCTCGTCCTTGCCGCCGAACAGGTAGTAATCGTTGGTCACGGTCCCGCGGGTCACGATCAGCAGATTGTCGCCCCGGCGCTCGGCGGCAGTGTAGCCGCGGGCGGTCAGCATCTGCTTGAGCACCCCCACCACGTTGCGCCGCAGGCTGGCAATGGTTTTGCCGCACAGGGCAAAGTTCTGGCCGTTAAAGCGCGCCATACCCCACAGCACAAAACTGAGGGAGAGCGAAACGGTTTTGCCGGAGCGGATGGACCCGTCCGCGATCAGCCCGTCCGCCGCCTGCATGGGGGAGGTGCTGCACCACCAGGTCAGTACCTGCTTTTGGCGGCGGCTGAACGGCCGGAACCGGAACGCGGCAGGCTTAACCGGGTTCATCCGCACCATCCTTCCAGGCTTCGGGTGCCTGCTGCTGCATTGCGGTCAAAAAGCCGTCATCAGTGGGCGGGGGCGGTGCTTCGGCGGGTTTTTCGTTCCAGCCAAAATTGCAGCGCAGGCTGAACTGCGCGCCGTTGGTGCCGTCCCGGTCAAACAGGCGTTCTTCGGCGTATGCTTCGCACTGGGCCTTCGCGCGCGTAATCGTGGTGCAAAATTCCTTTTTGCCCTGGTAGGCGTTCAGGTCCCGGCGGCAGGAAAACCCCAGCGCCAGGGCCAGCCCGCTTACCGTCGGCGGTTTGGCATCCACAATAATGGGCAGGCCGTATTTGTCCAGGAACGGCTCGCCGGTATCCGGGTTCATCAGGGGGTGCCCCTTGCAGGCGGTGAAATAGGCATCAATTTTGCCTTGGATCTCTTCCACGCTCTTGTACTTCGGGGGCCGCCCAACCGGGTTGCGTTTGTATGCCATGTTTCACCGCCTTTCTGCAATAAAATACCCCGCCGGGTTGGGGCGGGGTGGAATGTTAAAGAACCCCCGGCACGCGCGGACAAAAGGAAAGAGAGTATGATGTGTGAGCCTTTGCCGGGTGCCGGGGAGTGGGGCCGCACAAGGGCCTTGCACCCTTGCTGTGCCGTTGCTTGGGAACACAGCGCCCCTGCCAAAGGGCCAGCTGTGCGGCATAAAAACAGCCAGGCGGTGCATGGCCGTCTGGCTGAAATGGGGAGGATAAAATGACAATACAAAAGCCGTAAGGACGTTTTGGGTTCCTTACGGCTTTTGATGATGGTATTATAACATGGTTATTGGGGGTCTGCGAGGGTCAATTTTCAGCAGCATTCTCTTTAGAATGCTCGTAAATCTTCTGGAAATTCACAACAGGAAGCACGATGGGGCTCATTTCTGGCTGTGCGGTTAAAAGGGAAAGCTGTGCGCGAACATACGGGAATAAAATAGCAGGAGCATTTACCCGCAAAATCGTATCCAGCTGAGGATGATTATCGTCAATTTCGCAATAGCCAGAAATGCTGATATCGGTCTTGAATTCACCCTTCTTTTCTACATTGACATCCAAGGTGACAATGTAATTGTTTTCACCTTGTTTTTCTACATTTACTGAGAAAGAAGTAGGAAGCTCTTGAGAGTCATTTCTGAAACCGATGCGTTCAAAGGTAATGCTATTAAAGATGAAATGCTTAATAGAAAGAACACTTCGAATATCTTTGTCTTGCGGATTCATTTCATTTATTCTCCTCTTTTGTAGATCAGGCAGCAGAGGGATTACTGGAAGTGAAATCATCGGGGTCCGATACACAAGAAATATCTTGACTCATCCAGTAGGAAGCGGGCTTTGTCTCGCGGGAAAGGCTGCTTTTATATAAAGCAGAACTAACTTCCGGGTTCTTCAATTCAAAAGCGATGGATACTTTATAGTCTTTTGCAACGGGAAACAGATCCCCGACCTCTTCAATGGGAACTCCCATCAAGGTAGAAGGTCCCTCCCCAAAACTGTAATGAATACCGAGACGGTTACAAATTTGCATAGCCAACTCAGTTGCAGAAACTTGCGCACTCATGTGGGAACACCTCCTTTGGTGACCAATTCTATATTGCTGATAATACTGTGGTCAATTACACAGTATTGCACTTGCCTTGGACGAAATAGCCACCGCCCACAACGCCCCGGCGTATCAAACGTATATGAAACTAGTTTGATTTCGGGATGCTGGAGCTTAAACGCTTCCATGCAAAAGCAACGTAATTGTGCTCGATCATTAAAATCAATTTGAATTTTTTTCGCACTTTTTATTTCTTGCAAAAATCTTTGAGAAAAGCGATTAAATGCGTAAGCATTTTCGTTTAAGTCAAGATTAAAAAAGGCATTATCTTCATATTGAAGCGTTGCAGATAAAACAGCAGCAGGCTTATGATGCCGGGAAGCTTGATCATTTGCCCACCATTCGGCGTGGACGCGATGAGAGAAAAAATATATACCGTAGCCCAACCACTCGTTCGGTTTCGTACTAGGATTAAAGTGCTGTTCAGCAAGAATATTCTGTGCATATGGTTCTATGGTGCCATGAAAAGCAATTTCATTATAAGCCACTTCATCACATCCTATGCACAGTTTTGTTTGTTTTGGTGCACTTTTGTTTAGATTATTATAACGGAATGTCCCCGAAATGTAAATGGATTGTGATCCAAAAATGCTTGAAAAAGTGCTGAAATTTGCTTAAAACGGCTTAAAAATGCCCCAAAATGCTCAAAACGACTAAAAAAGCAACATTTCGATTGCCTGCTTATGCCTCCTCCTGACCCACCGGTATTCCAGGTGCATCTCCACTGCGATCTGTTCAAAGTGCTGGCCAAGCAGGTATCTTCTGCGCAAAATTTCCTGATCGCGGGCATCGGTGATTTGATTGATGATTGTGATGATGTCGCGGCGGGTATCTGCACAGATAGCAATCTGGCGTTCCAGCTCTTGCTGCGCCTGAATGATGCGCTCCACAGCACGGGGGATGCCTTGCCCGTCCGGGGTGCCGCTCGGCAGGGCGGAGAGAAGCGGCGTGACGCGGCAAGCCTGGCTGCGCAGAGTGAGAAGTTCCTGCTCAAGTTCCCGCTCCTGGCGCAGGCTTTGCTGGTAGCGGCGCAGCCAGGCGACTTTTTCTTCATAGGTCATGGTATCGTTCCTTTTGTGGTTTAGGTCTTGCCTTCGGCGGGTCGTAGCGTGCCACATACTGGCCGTAGCTCATACCGGCGGCCTTGGCGGCACGTTCCACGCGGGCGATCTCGCTCATGGCACGTTTGCTGCGCTGTTTGGCCCGGCTGATGATGGCATCGTCGCTGCGCACTAGTGGGGCACAGGCTTTGCAGTAGCGCTGGCTGCAATAGGCGTGCAGCATCATTTTGCCGCAGCGGGCGCAGGGCTTATCGGAATATTTCGGCATCAATCCTCACCTCCATGTGTATGATCCATGTAGATCTTGGGTTCATCGTCCTCCTCCGTGTGGGCGGCGGCTTTTCCGGCGCAGAGCCCGGCGGTGTAGGCGGCGGCCAGCAGCGCGGCCAGAACGGCGCTGCCGATGATCGAAAGCAGAATGTCCATCAATCGCGCCACCTTTCGCCGCGGCTGCAGAAATCGCTTGGCGTGTTGCGGCCATACAGCGGGCACTGCACGGTGGCCCAGTAGCGGCAGCGCCCACACCGCGGCAGGCCCAGCAGCCGCAGGTGCATGGCGCGGGTGATGTGCAGCCCGCACCACAACAGCCCACAGATCAGCATGCCGCCCGCAAAGAGCACGCAGGGGGCCACAAGAAACACAAGGGCCAGGCATTGGATGATGTAGAAACAGTTGGAATCAAAAGTTATCATGGGCTCTCCTTTCTGTGTGGTGGATTGTGGTGGATTTGGGGCCAAAATAAAAGACCTTTATAGAATTACATTTTTTCTATTTTTCCGTGTATCACTTTTCCTGCAAAATCCACCACATCCACCACAGAGATATAAAAATACTCAAAAAATAGTGCAGATACATTGTTTTTGCCTGTGGTGGATTTTTAAGCAAATCCACCACAATGCACCGCAAATCCACCACAGAAAATCAGCTTTTGGGCGGCGCGGACATGGTTTGCTGTTCATAGGGCGGCGGGCCGGGCTGATAGCGCTGGCGGGATCCGCCAAGCGCCTGTGCCAGCAGGCGGCTGCCTTCATCGGTCAGGCGGGCGGCCTGATACTCGTATGCCGTGCGGGTTTTCACGCGGGGTAAAACCTTGGCAATCTCCCGCCCAAACTTGTTGCCGCTCAGGGGGTGGCGCTCGCCGTTTTCCTCGCACCATTTGCGGTAGACCTGGTACAGCACAGAGGCCTGAACGGTATAGCCGGGCAACTGCATCAGGCAGTCGTCCAGGAACTGCTTCAGGCGGTCCTGCTCGCCGCGGTATTCGGCGGTAGCGGTGTCCACGGCGGTACAGGGCGGCAGCCCGCGGCGGCGGCCATTGTTGCTGCGTGCCAGCCACAGGCGCAGCCCGTCCAAGGCCCAGTTCAGGATACCAGGCAGCTCCGCAGCCAACTTATCCGGCAGCTGCAGATCCTGCTTGGATTCGGGGATGGTCTGGGTGAACGGCACCAGGCGGATGCGCCGCCAGATGCCGGAATCGGTGCCGCGGATGCGCGGCTTATGGTTGGTTGCCATGATCAGCTTGAACTCCGGTTTGAACTCAAACTCGCGGCCATACAGGTAGCGGGCGGTCACGGTATCGCCGCCGGTCAGCTGCTTGACCATGGCTTCGTCCAGCCAGACATCGGCCGGGCATTCGGAGATGGTCACCAGCCGCGCCCCTTTCAGGCGGGCAATGTCGGTGCGGGGGCCTTCGGTGGTGCGGCGGGCGGTAATGGTTTCGCTCTGGGCGTTCATGGCATAGCTGCCGAACAGATCCGCCAGCACATCCAGGAAGGTGCTTTTGCCGTTGGAGCCATCGCCATACAAAAAGAAGATACATTGTTCCCGTGTGGAAGCGGTGAGCATGTAGCCCACCATGGCCTGCAGATAGGTCTGCAGCTCCTGGTCGCCGCCGGTCACGCTGGCAAGGAAAGCCTGCCATACCGGGGCTTTGGCGTTGGGGTCATACGCCGTACCGGCCAGTTTGGTCAGTAGCTTGTCCCGGCTATGGGGGCGCAAGGCTCCGTCCTTCAGGCGCAGGATGCCGTTTTGCAGGTTGAACACCCCGCGGGCGGCATCCAGCTCAGCATCCGTTACCGGAATGCCGGCCAGGTGCTGGGCTTCGGTCAGAAGGTTTTTCTTGGCGGTGCTGCCGCGGCTTTTGCGGATGAACTGGCGGTATTCCTTGGCCTTGTCAGGGTCGTGCATGCCAAACAGTTGGCGTTCCATGCCATCCAGCATATCATCACAGAGGGCTTTGACGGCGGCGGTCTCGTCCGGCTTCCAGATGCGGCCGTCCCACAGCATCCAGATCTGCTGGGTAAAGTTGTAGCGCACTTTGCCGCGGTACAGGTCCCGGAACTGCCGGGCGTTGCCGGTATCGTCCCGACTGTATTCCACATGGGGCTTGCCGGGGGCAGGTTTTGCAGGGATGGCTGTTGGCTGGGCGGGTGCCATGCGGTGCAGCAGGGCGGTCAGTTCGTCAGCGTCACTGGGGCCAGGGGTGGGCGCGGCGGCAGGGTCATACACCTCGCGGCAGTCAGCGATGGCGCGGGCCAGTGTCAGATTGCCGTAAGTATCGGCCCCGCGGCGTTCGTCCCACTTGGGGCGGTACAGGCCGCTGCTGCGGAATGCGGCATCCATGCGGGTTTTATCGGCTCCCAGCCAGAATGCCAGCAGGTTGCACAGCGCCAGATCCGCTTCACTGTGGGAAGCCGCATACCCCTGCCAGTTTCCGGCCAGCAGGGCGGCCAGCTTTTCGCCACCGCGGGCCTGCCGGGCTTTGGTCAAAATCTCCTCGTCACTTTGCGGCAGGCTGTGCTGCCGGGGCGCAGGACCGGGGGCAGCGACCGGTTCCGGTTTGGCCAGCCAGCGGCGGTACACTTCGGCCGCAGCATCGGCGGCGTCCCGCACCGGCAGGGGCGGGTCATGCCAGCTGCGGCCCGTTACGGTAAAGTAACGACCCCCGTCATACATTTCCAGCCCTGCGCCGGGGGCAAGGGCACGGCGGCAGGCGGGGCCGGCTTTTTTACCGCGCCACAGGATATGCAACCCTGTGCCACTGGGGCTCAGTTCGGTATAGCTGTGCATGGCTTCCACAATATCCAGGGCTTCGGGCAGGAGCTCCCCGGTGGCAGGGTTGATGCAATGGTCGATATCGATCCCGCAGAGCCCATCCCCCAGCACATAGCCGATGCCGCGGCAGCCCAGACGGGGCACCGCCTGAACCGCCGCGGCATAACTGGCCCAGGTGGCCGGGTCGGTGCTGCTTGCGGGCGCACCGGTTGCCGGGCAGATGGGCCGCTTATCGGCTGTGCAGCATACCCACCGCGCGTTGACTTTCAGTTCTTCGGGTATACTGTTCATAGAACCTCCTTAAAAGGGCAGGTCTTCGTCGTCTTCCGCCTCAGGGGTAAAGGAATCAGCGACAGGCTGGGCGGCAGCTTTCGGCTTGATATAATCGCTGACATTGCCGGTGCCGATCAGGCGGTCAAAGTAGGTGTTCTGGTAGCGCGGGTCATTTTTCTGTTCTGCCAGGGTCAGCTGGCCGATCTTGCCGCAGTATTCGGCAAGGCGGTCCGGCAGGGCGGCCAGGTGCGGAACGGCTACCCCCACCGCGTTGGTGAACTGCTTGAAGTAAGGGAAGCCCTGCGCGTTGAAATTGAAATTCATGTACAGGAACCGGCCCTTGTACTCGCCCTCCGTTACCACCCAGCTGGTGGAAAAGCGGGGGTAAGCGCGCTTTTCGTCCGGCGGGTACAGGCGGGCTTCATTCAGGATGGCAGTGTAGCGGCCGTCCGGCAGCTTGCCGCCGGTGGCTTCCTGCGCGGCATCGTAGGTGTTTTCCAGGCTGTTGAGGTAAGAATAATCGCTCATAATGTTGTTTCCTCCAAAATTTCAGCGTTCAGCTGTTTGTATACCCGCCTGCGAGCTGCGTACTGGCTGCGGCAGGCGGGAACGTTATTGTCAACAAAGTCATAAACAAGGGCGGTGGTTTTGCCGGGGGCCGGGCGCATGATGCGCCCCACGGCCTGCTGCACAGATACTTTGTCCCGCACGGGCTGCACCAGATACAGCCGCCCGGCGCAGGGAATATCCAGCCCCTCTTTGGCGAGTTGGTAGGTGGCAAACAGCACCCGTGCAGGGCAGGCGGGGTCTTTCAGCTCCCGCAGGGCGGCGGTGCGGTCGGCGGCTTTGGTGGCCCCGCAGATAAAATGTGCGTTCAGCCCTGCGGCGGCAAAGTCACCCTGGCTGCGCAGGGCGCGGCACATGGTTTCCAGAATGTCCAGGCTGCAGCCCAGCACCAGCACGGTTTCTCCGCGCAGGGCATCCTGGGCAATCATGCGGACAATATGGGTGTTGCGGGCGGTATCCGCAGCCAGGCAGCGGCGCAGGCGGGCGGTATCAATGTGCATCTGTTCCCGCGGGCCGGGGGTGTAACTGAACTGGGTCAGGACCGGCTGGACCTGGGGAATGACCGTGCTGCCGGTATCCACCAGCACCTGCTGGTCAACCTGGGCAATAGTATCTCCCAGGATCATGTGAATGGTGTGTTCCAGCCCATCCCCGCGGGCCGGAGTGGCGGTCAGACCGTAACGGTAGCGGGCGGGCAGGCAGCCCAGCACGGCATTGAACATCTGGGCGTTGGCGGGGTTGGCGACCACATGCTGGCATTCGTCCACGATCACGGTGCCGATGCGCCCAGCCAGATCGTCCAGCTCCATGTGGTACAGTGTCTGCACAGTGGCCACGGTCAGGTGGGTGCCAATGCGCTTTTGTGTGCCGTTCAGAATGCCGATCTGCCCGTCCGTCAGCCCAAGGCGGGCCTTGGCGCGTTCCGCTGCCTGCAGAACAAGATCATTGGTGTGGGCAATCCAGAGTGCAGGCTGCCCGATGGCCCGGATCAGGTACAGCCCGGTTTCGGTTTTGCCTGCGCCGCAGGGCATGACCAGCACCCCCTGCGGAGTTTTGCTGGCCAGCACAGCGTCCGCTGCTTTTTGCTGGTAGCTGCGCAGCCGGATGCTGCCGGGCGGCCAGGCCGGGGCGGGGCAAAGGGTCATAGCGTCCCGCTTTTGGGTATCCTTGGGGCGGCGGTGCCACACATCGTTTGCCATGCCGCGGGGCAGGATCAGCTCATTGCTCTGCACCTCATACAGCAGCAGTTCCCGTGGGATGCTGTAGGTGGGCAGGCCCAGGTAAGCGGCGCGGGTGTAGGCCGGGTTGGGAATGGTCAGCTCCTCCATCAGGGCACGGCGCAGTGCGGCGGGGCAATCGGTCAGCCGCAGACGGCCATCCAGGGTAAAGATCATGGCAGCACCTCCGGGCAGGGCAGGCGGTACTCTTCCAGCGCCTGGGGGATGGTGTGTGGCATATTGCCCAGCGGCACGCTGCCGCGGTCCCCGGCCAGGATAGGCCCGCGCACCCTGCACCAGGGAATGAACGCCACGGTGGGCGGTTCTGCCCGGCGCACGGCAATCAGAGCCGCACCGCCTGCATCCTCAAACCGGCTCAGGTTTTCAATTTCGTTGGGGCGCAGGGCCGAAAACGGCAGGTTTCCGCGCTGGACCGCCTTGCACTCAATGCCAAGCGCCGCGCCCTGAACCATGGCGGAAATATCAAAAGGCTGGCCTGCCCATGCTTTGGGCCAGCAGCGGGCCCAGCTGTTGGGGGCGGCGTTCAGTTCCTCGCAAAGGTCCTCTTCCCACTGTTTGCCGTTGCGGCTGCGTTGCTGCTGCAGTTTATTGCGCTGGTTCCTGCGCCGGTTGGCTGGGATCATGGGCGCTGCCCTCCTTTTTCTGTTTCATGGCTTTCAGCAGGCAGGCTTTGCACAGCGGGCGGCCAACGTATTTTTGCGCCATGGCAGCGCACTGGGCGGCGGGGATCAGCTCGCCGGTGGATTTTTGTACACTGTCCTTGATGCGGCCGCCGCAGTCGGCACACAGGATGCGCACCGGCTCTTTGCCCTCGTTCAGCCAGGCGGCAAGGTCTTTGCCCAGCTGCGGCGTGATGACGGCGCCGAACCCATCCAGGAAGGTGACGTCCTTGCTGGTGGTGGCAATGTGGTTGCGGGCAATGTTCAGCACAATGTCAAACTCATATTCCAGGTTTTCGCGCTGGATGGGGGCAAGCCCCAGCTTGACCGGCTCCATTTTGCCGCGCTCATTGGGCTGCAGGGCATAGTCCTGCTTGACGCGCAGGGTGCAGATGGTGTGGCAGGGGACCGAAAGGATGGTATCGACCATGGTGTTCTGCAGCTTGCCCGCCGCGTTCCAGGCAGTGTAGCTGTTCTGGCCGCGCTGGGTGGCGGCGATCGCATCCTTGTATTCCAGCACACCGCCTGCACCGGCCCATGCGTGGGACAGGCTGTCCACGATGACAACGCCGTCCGGGCCGACAATATCGGCCCCCATCCTGACGTACTGAATGTACTTTTCCACACTGTAGGGCGGGTCCATGTGTGCGTGCAGGAACTGCCCGGTGGGGATGGGCAGGTCGCTGCGGGCGGCGTATTCCAGGGCGCGGTCGTGTTCGGTATCGATCAGGGCAACTTTGCCCCAGTCCCCGGTCATGCCATAGGCAATGTACAGGGCGCTGAGAGTTTTGCCGCCGCCGGATACCCCCTGCAGCGCCATGCGCAGCTTGGTTTTTTGCCGTGCGGCAGGGGCAAACAGATTCAACGGTTCAGGCATCAGGTATCCTCCTTTTGATTTTTGGCTGCCTGGCGGGCGGCCAGGGTGCAGATCATGTCCAGCACTTCGCGCTTGTCATACAGCGGCGAATCGGGACGGTAAGGGTTATCGCCGTAAGTGTTCCGGCGCTTGGCTTCCGCATTGCGGCAGCGGGTTTCAATGCTGTTCAGCTCGGCGCAGCGCAGGGCAGAAAAGGCGGTGGCTTCCGGGTTAAAGGGAATCCCGCCGCCCCCGGCCATCCGGGTCAGCTCGGCCACCTGCTCGGCGGCAACATACAGGCCGGGCAGAACGGCTTTCAGGTCCGTGATGGCGTTCTCGATCTCCACGGGGGAGGGGTACAGGTTTTCCTGCAGGCGCATCAGGGCATCGGTCAGGATGCCGGCCGCACGGTTGACCTTTGCCTCCGCGCGGATGAACTGGTGCTCGGTGGAAAGGGGGCCGAACAGCAGCACGGCGCGGGTCAGGGTGGTGTTATCATACAGGTGTGTCACAGGCGGTCCTCCTCCCAGCAGTCCAGGGCTTCCAGCTTGGATGTGGTAGCCGGGGCAACGCAGTTTTCCGTTTCCAGGAACAACAGGCGGCCTTCCCGTCCCCAGCGGCCCCAGGGCATCTGGGTTTCATCCTTTGCGGGCAGCAGGGTCCCGCCGCCGGTGGTGGCCAGGGTGCCCAGCATGGCGGTCAGGTCGGTGCTGAACCAGTACATCTGGCCGGTGCGGGTCTGGGCAAGCTGCAGCGTTTCGGTGCGCAGCGGGGAAAGAATCAGGTCCTCCCCGCTGCGGCCAATCAGGGCGGCCAACTCCGGCGGCTGGCAGTCCAGGGGTTCCGGATCCGGATAGCCTTTGTACCAGTAGCCGGAACCGGGGCGGGGCAGGCCGTGCAGCCACTCTGCCAGGCAGCCCAGAACGGCGGGCGGGCAGTTGCCCCATTCGCATACAAAGCACCAGCCCCCGCCGCACAGGACCAGCACATCATGTTCGTTCCGCCAGATCTTGCACCCGGCGGCTTTGGCGGCTGCTTTCATGCGTTTTACAATCGCTTTTTCGTTCATCAAAAATCATCCTCCTCATCCTCATCGGCCCAGCCGTCCGGGGCGCAGGCGGCCAGGGTATCCAACATGCCGCGGGCAGCTGTGCGGGCGCGGCGGGTCACGGTGTCAAACAGTTCGGCATCCAGGGCTGCGGCGCGCAGGTTGGCCCGCAGCACGGCGCAAAAGCCGTCCATGGCATCGGCTGCGGCATCCACGATCCGTTGGCAGGCATCGGCATCGGGGCGGGCCGCGTCCAGCTGCTGCTGGGTTTCGGCCAGCTGGCGCAGCAGCTCTGTGTTCTGTGCGCGGGATGTTTCGGCCAGCTTTTGAGCTGCATCAAACACGCGGTCCTCGCCCTCTTTGCGGTACTTTTCAATGTCGGCTTCACTTGGCGGGCAGACAGCCACATCCTGCGGGCGGTTTTCCAATTCCCTGAGGCGGGCGTTCAGATCGGTGTTCATCTCCTGCCGCAGGGCGGCGGTTTTTTCGGCATCGGCGGCGCGGGCTTCCGCTTCCTTTGCCCGCTGTTCGGCTTCGGTGGCGCGGCGCAGGGCGGAATCTTCGTTTTTGTGGGCGGTGCGGTAGCTTTCCTGGGCACCGGTGGCGGCGGCTTGCAGCTGGCGGTTCTGCTCATGCAGGCCGTCAACATCGGCCAGGGCGGCATCGCGGGCGGCTTCGGCGGCGGCTGCGGCATTGAGGGCGTTCACCCGGTCGGCGCGCAGCTGCTGGTTTTCTTTCAGCAAATCCTGGTATTGCTTGTGGGTGGTAATGTCGCCGGATTTGACGGCCTGCACCAGATCGGCGGGGGCGCTGGGTTTGGCGGCAGCATATAATAAGGAAGGGGAAAGCTCTTCCAGCACTTGCTGCTGGCGGGGGCTGCTGGAATCAAACAGCTTTGCCACCTGCAGCAGCCGCTCGGCCGCCTTGCGGTTTAGACCGACACTCTCGCACCAGCTCCCGAAGGTCTTTTCGCTGTCGGAAAACGCCCCCTTACCATTGCGACATTTTGTCGCAATGGTGACGCACAGCGCGTCGTGCGCAATGGAAACGCCGTCAGCCATGCGGCGCAGGCCCATTTCGGCCAGTTTACGCCCCGATGTGTACATCTGTTCGGCCAGGTGCAGGTCGGTAACGGTTTGGGCATCCAGCCCCGAATAATCAAACTCCGCTGCCGAACAGGCAGTTTCCGCATCGGACAGGCTTGACATTGCAGCAGAAGTGCCCGCAGGGGAGCAGGGGTCCGGCGGGCAGCTGTTTGCATCCGCCTGGGTGGTCGATGTTTCCTCCGCCAACGTGGCAGCAGGGGCGGCCATAGTCACAGCAGCATCCGCATTCGGGGCAGTCGTGTTCACTTTGCATGGTGGTTCCTCCTTGTTGGACAGCGCGCGCAGGGCTTTTACCACAGCGTCCGGTACCTCGTAGTCATCCATCAGGATGCCGAAGCAGTACCCCAGCCAGTCTTCCTGCGTCAGGTTAGGCTCTTTGGTCTGGGCCTTGGCGTACTGCTGGGCGGCCCAATCGCTGGGCACCCATTTGTTTTGGTGTTTGTCCCAGAACCAGAACCTGCCGTGCTTTAAGGCGTACAGCAGGTGGTTGTCCTGGTTCTGGCAAATCATGTAGTCAGTCAATCTTCTACCTCCATGTTGATCAGCGCTTTGCGCTGGGCGGCGCCGGTGTCCGCGGCGCTGTAGCACAGGCTGATCTTTTCCAGTTGTTTGACCTTGCTGCTTGTGGCCTCTGCCAAAATGCCGCGCACGGTTTCGTGCAGCAGCAGTTCGGCGTCCTTGCGGTTGTGGGTAAAGGCAGCACGGATGGCGTCATACTCGTTCATGGCGTTACCTCCACAGGGGTGAATTTCTGAAGCAACTCTTCGGCCAGCGGCATGGGCAGGTCCGTCATGCGGGCGTTGCGCCAGCCCACAAGGCAGAGCCGCCCATAAAACCAGCGGCCATTGTAATGCCGGGTCGGCAGGCTTTGCCCGGCCTGCGGCAGATAAAACAGCGCGGCAAATTTGTTGTCGATCGGGCAGCGCTGCGCGTACCCGCCCATAAAGCGCTGCAGTTCCTGCAGGGTATCCGGCAGGCGGTAGAGTTCCGGCTTTGCGCCGGGGTCAATCACGATTCCGCGCATGTTGCCACCTCCCGCAGCGTGATCGCGGCCCAGCCGCCCAGCAGGCAGGATGCCAGCCCGGCCATTGCAGCCGCCCCGCCGCCCTGGCCCAGGGCGGCCACGGCGCACAGCGCGCCCAGCCCGCAGGCGGTTAGCGTGAAATTGGCGAAAGCCTTGCAAATGGGGCTGATGTGGGGTAAAATACGGGTGATGAATTTTTTCGTCTGGCCGTTCCGGTGTTGCAGCACCGGGGCGGCTGTTTTTGTTTGGGGCATTGTCGTTCTCCTTTCAGATCGGCCCAGGGTCACTGTGCCGGTGGTGATAGTTGGTTTGCGGTGCGGGGGCAAGGCCGCTGTGCGCGGGGCCGGTGCGGCGCGCAATGAACCCGGCCAGGCCGTCCTCGGTCACCAGGTGTTTGCGCGCCACGTTGACCGTGGGGCCAAACTCCCCGGCCCGCACAAGCTGCTGTACGGTGGATTTTTGCACGCCCAGCATCTCAGCCAGGCGCTCGGCGGTGTAGAGGATCATGGGGTCACCTCCTTTTAGCGATGCTGCATAAGCCAGCGTTCAATTTTTTCGCAGATATGACAGATGTTGTCAAAAAAATTGACTTTCTGCTCAGTAATGAGTATCTTTAACATAAGGGCGAGTTTGTCCATAAAACCTCCTAAGAAAGGAATGAGAATAATGAGCGATGAAAAAGAATCGAAAACGATTAACATTAGTCCCTTGCCAAGTTGTGTGGATGATACAGTGAAAGAAGCACTAAAGCCAGCAGCCAAGGGAATCGGAACCCTTCTGGGGGATTTGCTGAGCATGGCAACGAATAGCATTCATTTTAAGGCGGAGAAAGCACGCATTCAGCAAAAGCATGACTTGGAAGTGTTCAAGGCTAGTCTGACAAAAAAGCTTGAAGAAAAGCCTGAGAATTGTCTGATTGAGCCGCGTCTCCAAGTTGTCGGGCAAGCGATGGATAGTGCTAAATACTGCTTGAACGAAGAAGAAATTCGAAAAATGTTTGAAAATCTTATCGTTAATGCAGCTGACAAAAGATATCAGTCACAAGTCCACCCATCATTTCCGACAATTATTGCTCAAATGTCGCCATTGGATGCTGAAAACTTGGCATTACTCAGAAGTAGAGATGCTTATCCTATTGTTAGCTATCGACTTATAACTTCAGAAGATGGTGGATACGCTGATGGGTTCAAAAACTTTTTCCTTGGAAACGCAAACATGCAAAGCTTCCAGGACTTTGAGTTGCAAGCAGCATCTATGACATCGTTGAATCGGTTGGGGTTGACGGAGATTAGTTATTCAGAACACTTTAGCGATGATGCTGTATATGAGCCCTTTAAACACACATTGGTTATGGAAGAGATGCAGAAAATAGTGCGCCATCAATCAATGTACAAGCGAGCGGATTTTCAAAGGGGATTGGTCAGGCTTACACCAATGGGAAAGACATTTGTAAGGGTTTGTTTCACCTCCTAAAAAATCCAGCCCTTCCGGTTCAAAGTCCGGACTATGGGACAGGGGTTGTGGTAGAATGGTGATAGCTGTTAGGAATGCTCCACAAGGTCATCAATGCGGACGCCAAAGTGTTCGGCAATCTTAGCAGCTGTTGCCAGGGTAGGGCCGCCGCCGTTCTTCCAGCGCTGGGCATTGCCTTTACTCAGGCCAAGCGTTTTGAGAACGGTGGTAGCACTTTCACCATGCTGTACGCATAAATTTGTGAAAGTGTTCCAAAAGTTCAAAAAAATGCACCTCTCTTTCCATTTCATATTGACGTAAGTGCACTTTTGTAGTACTATGAAGTTGCTAAACATCAGTTCTAACGCGGTGCCCTCATGTCATAAGTGCATTATAGGGCATTTAAGTGCACTTTGCAAGTGATTTAATGCACTTTTCTGCACTTCTGCGTTTTGCACAAATTCCGGAGGTGCATTTTAGTGTTTTTTGATACGCTGCAAGCACTCTGCGATGAAAAAGGCATCGCAATGTCAGCACTGCTCGATCAGGTCGGGATGAGCCGCGGGAATATCGCGCGCTGGAAAGCGACCGATAAGCCGCCCAAACCAGCTACCTTAATAAAGCTGGCAGAGGCGCTGGGCGTTGACCGCAAACGTCTGGAAGGGGCAGCTGAAAGCCAGGAAGCGGAGACAGAAATGTCTGCCCACGACATCCTGGACGATGTGGATATTGCTTTTTACGGTGAATATAAAGAGCTTTCCGAAGATGACAAAGCAGTGCTGCGCGATATGGTCAGGGTGATGCGAGATCGCCGGGCCAAGAAAAAGCAGGAGGAATAAATCCAGTGTTTCAGTTGTCCGACTTTTACGGATATTGCAAACAAAATGATGTGGATGTTATGCCGTTCGCAATGCTGCCGCGGGCAGCCTGTACGGTGCGGGACGGGCAGAACTACGCTGTTGTGCTGAACTTCAAGCGTCTGCATACCGTGCGCCAGATGCGCACCGCCATGCTGCATGAATCAGGCCACCTGCACACAGGCGCACTACATAAGGTAAACAGCCCGTTCCAGTTGGTGGAGCAGAACGAATACCGCGCCGATGCGGACGCGTTCCGCCGCAGCCTGCCGCCGGACGAGATCCGCACGGCAATGCGGGCAGGCTGCACAGAACCCTGGCAGTTGGCAGAATATTTTGACCTGGACGAAGACTACATAAAAAAAGCCCTGCACTACTGGACGCAGTGCAGGGGAATAGACTTTAACCAATAAATAAGGGAGGAACACAATCATGGAACCTGTAAATCATTGCCCGCATTGCGGTGCGGCTGTTGATGTAAATGCCAGTGTGTGCCCGGAATGTGGACAGGAGCTGGTAAAGCGCAAGTATTGCCCGCACTGCGGGGAACGCATTGATGCCGACTGCATCATCTGCCCCAAGTGCGGCAAACAGGCAGGGGAGCTGCCGCAGGATAAGCAGATCAATATTGTCAATAACAATAATTCCAGCGCATCGGCAGCCGCCAGTGCATCGGTAGGCGTCAGAACTGCGGTGCGCGGAAAATACTGCAATAAGTGGACGGCATTTTTCCTGTGCCTGTTCCTGGGGTATTTCGGTGCGCATAAATTCTATGAAGGGCGCATCGGCATGGGAATCCTGTATCTGCTCACCATTGGCCTGTTTGGCATTGGCTGGATTGTTGATATCATTCTGATTTTGATGAAGCCGAACCCGTATTTTGTGGCCAGATAAAGCCCGAACAAAATAAAAACGCCCCCGGTGTTGGCGCACCGAGAGCGTTTCCATAGATCAGCTTGCCCAAAGGCATAGTCCAACCTACCACACTTGGATTATACCACCTCCGGGCAGGCTTTACAAGCAATGCTTGTAATTTCGCCTGCGGCGAAACCGCCTTGTGCGGTCACAGGCCACGCGTGGCCTGCGTTTGGCGCTCCCCATCCGCTTGCGCGGCTGTGGCCCCACGCGCCAAACCCCGCAGCTTACAACCCATACCTTGGAGGTGTATTTTTATGCCCAAACAAACATTAAAGCGCCGCGCGGATGGCCGTTACCAGAAGCGGATCACCCTTTCCAACGGCAAAACGCGGCTGGTGTACGGCCGCACCGAAGCCGCTCTGAAAGCCGCGGTGCGCTCCGTGCAGGCGCAGGATGAAGCGGGGCTGGAAGTGGGGGACCACACCCTGGTGGGCGAGTGGGCAAAAATCTGGCTGCGCTCCTACAAGCAGGGGCTGCGGCCCGCCACCACCAAAATGTACCGGGATGCCTACAATCTGCACATCATGCAGCACATTGGATGCATGGAGCTGCAGGAGGTGCGGCCGGTACATATCCGGGCCATTATGGCGGAGATTACGGAGCAGTCGGAATCCCTGCAGCACAAGGTGCTGATCACGGTGCGGCAGATCATGCAGACGGCCCAAGCAAACCACCTGATCCGCGATGACCCCACCGACGGCATCCGCATTACGACCCACGCGCGCCCTAAGCAAAAGAAATACCTGACGCAGGACGAAGCGGAGGAGCTGTTGTCCTCTATTGCGGAGCCGCGGGCCAAGGTGTTTTGCGCGCTCTGCTACTACTGCGGCCTGCGCAAGGAGGAAGCTCTGGGTTTGCAATGGCGGGACATCGGCCCGGCGGCGCTGGTTGTCAGCCGAGCCGTGACCTTTGCGGGCGGCAATCAGCCGGACCCCAGTATGGAACTGAAAAACGCGGCTTCCCACCGCCTGGTGCCGGTGCCCGCCAAGCTGCGGGCGATTCTGGATGCCACCCCGCAGCTGGGGGAGCACGTTGTGACCAAAGCTGACGGCGGCGTGATGACGCAGTCAGCCTATAAAAAGATGTGGGTCTATTATGTGGCGGGGGTGTCACTGCTGCCGGTGCACGCCCACATGCTGCGCCACAGCTATGCCACCTGCCTGTACCACGCCGGTGTGGATCTGCGCACCGCCCAGCAGCTGCTTGGCCACGCCAGCATTGAGATGACCGCACGGATCTACACCCACTTGGAAGCCGAAGACGGCCTGAAAGTAAGCGGCAAACTGGACGATTATTTCAACTCTGCCCTGCCCGCCGCGGATAGTACGGCGGGAACTGCCTGA